GAATTAACTGCTTTTAGGAAATTTTTAAAATTATCTTCTTCCTTTAAAAATTCCTCTGACTTTATAAGGTTCATACTATTATTTATAATTTATTAAAAAAAATTATTCAACCCGAGCCAAAATCAAAACCAGAGAATTCTTTTTTTGGTCTAAATTGAATGTTTTTATCGGGATCATTATTTAAATTTATCAAATCATCCTGTTCTACATCAAAATGTCTCATTTTACTATTATCAAAACCCAAAAAAAATGTATTATTTACTCCAAATCGGTTTGATAAACGGGTTTTCATTATTTTAACTGTTAATTTATTTTGCATAAGAACATTTTCCATCCCAAACAAAGCAACACATAAATCCGCAGCCTGACCATATCCCGCACTATCGGCTATATTAGCTAAAGATACAGACGAAGAATTCCATCCCTGTCTATTAAATTGTCCTGCTGTTAAACCAATAACATTATTTTCTGTAAAAAACCCTCTATTTTCGGCAGCTATGTTTTTACCTCTTTCATATGAATTATCACCACCCTTTTGTGGTAACTGAACCCCCATATAATCAATAGCTATGACATCAGCAACAAATTGTTGCTTATATTTTAAATCATTTACTAATGCCTTAAATGACCCAACATTAACGGAATCCATTGAATATTCCTTTACTCTTAATTTTCCCCACGATGCTGTTTTTATTTGAGAAAATTTCGATTTAAATATTTCATTATTTATTCCCGTAAACGAATTTATATCAATATCCAATAAATTTGAATCAAATCGATGTGCTACGTCTAGCTCGGGTAATTCTAGGGTAATATATAATACATTCAACCCAAACTTAACATAATTGGCACATAAATCTACCAACATTCTGGATTTTCCTAGACCGGGTTCTCCAAAAAATATATTCAATGTTTTTCTTTTTAATCCACCGCCAATAGCATTATTAAGTCGATCTAAATGAGTGGGAAATCTCTCTTCATTATTATTATAAAATTGAATTCTCTGCTCAATATCTTCTGTATAATTATGACCTATAGAATTATCAAGAGAAACAGCGGCAGCGGCTTCAAATGACGATATTATCTTACCAATAACATCATCAACACCATCCTTTAAAAATCCTATAGATTTGTTTAATGAATTATAAATTGCCCTCTTTTTACCAAACTCCTCTGTTATATCTAATAGATATTGTTCATTAACTTCTTCAATAACATATTCATTTATTTCTTTTATTCTATCTATTAATGTTGTTAGTTGTTTTTCATTTAATTCTAATTGTTGCCAAGATTTATTAAAAAATAATGTCAAAACATCGCAGGTTGCACATTTTTCATATTTTTCGTAAAATTTTGAAATAGCAGTATATATATGTTTATCTTCAGATCGTTCAAAATATTCTGCTTTTATAAAGGTTGAAATTTTACTTAAATATAATAAATTTGTTAAACCCGACTTCAATATAAGATTCTCGTATGATATATTTTCGTTCATTATTTCCCTATTATATTATATTAATATCTATTTTTTAGTCATTTTCATCAAATTCTAAATTATTAACAGATATTTCTTGGATTTCGTCTGAATCTTTTGAATATTTATCTGCCTCCTCTTCGGTGATTTCAACGGGCATATTTTCATCTAAATCTTCTGATTTAATAGAATCCGTAATTTCGAGTTCATCTTTACCATAAGAAAATACATTTTCGGCTACAGCATCAACAATTTTTAAAAAATCATCTGTAAAAATTTTATCTTTAGCTGTAGTGTAAATTTCTATGGGATAATATAATCCACCATCGGGAAATAGTAATTTTCTACCTTGTTTTTTAACAATTCCTCGTTCTAAACACATTTCAACTAAACCAAAATATTTATCAAGCCCAGTAGAAAAACTTAATCTAATGGGAATTTGCATAAATTGTTTAGTAAATCTGGATTTTCTTTGTAGGGCTTTCATAAAAATACCATTGACTTTTTTACCATCTTTATCTTTACTTGTATGAAGTTCGATTATAATAGAAGCAGCATAAATCAAACCTTCACCACCAGCAACTCCATCTGGAGAATATTGACTCATAGCCGAATATGTATGAGACGTAATTATCATAGGATATTGCAAAATTCCCAAATCCATATGAATAGTACGAAAAATACTTCTAATTATTTTTGCTCTTGTACCCATATCTCCCTTTGGATCACCTTTTTTCGCATCCTCTAACTCTTTATTAGATGGTAATTGAGCCAATGAATCAAGAACAAAAAAATATTTATCAACAAATTCTCCTTTCTTATCTTCAACTGCCTTTTTATCTTCTTTAATTAAATTGATTATTTGAACCATTTGAGTTTTATAATTCTCTAAACTGTCAATCAAACAATGTTTAAATCGGGTACAATCAATATTCATGTTTAATAGCATGTCAGTTTCAACGGAATTTTCGGAATCAAAATAAATTACTCTATTATTTGGTGATTCTTCAAGAAAATTCTTTAAAATAGATAGTGTTAAATAAGTTTTACCCGTACTAGGTTTCCCTGCAAACCCCAATGTTCTATTACCCGGACATCCTTTAAAAATAGAACCAGATAACATACCATTAAATAAATACGAACCTGTTGAAGTGTGATATTTTACATCTGACAATAAACCATCAGAAGCGGTCCTAGAATACGGATTCAATTTCTCAATTTTTTTAAATAAATCCATTAATTTATCTCCTATGTTTTATTTATAACCCAAACATCTCAACATTAGAAACCTTCTTATTCTCATCCAGAACACTCTCAAAATCAAAATCAACTGCCGTTGTCAATAATAGAACTGGACTTACAACAGTTTTTTCAAATTGTAATTTATGGTCTATATACCCATTTAAATTAAATTCCACCGGAATCTCATCAATAAATGAAATAATGTTCTCATTAATAATATTTGGTTTTTTTAGATACAAGAATTTTATTTTATCACCAGAATATATCTTTCTGAATTTCTTTAAATTTAACTTTTCCAGCAAATAATTATAAAGCAATGATCCACGAACATGAATTGGAGTCGCTTTTTTATATATCCTATCGGGATCAAAGTATTTAGACATATCAGATACAGCTCTCGGTGAAGCAATTTCACTTGGTAAAGAATTATAAAAAACATTCTTAAAATCTTTAATACTTTTTTCTAATACATCAAAATTACCATCAAGAATAATATTAAGAACCTTTCTCAAATAATTTCTAACCATCAATGGAGTTGATGTCCTGACAATTTCCATACCCTTTATTTTAATTTTTGGTTCTGGTAAAACCACATCATCATCTATCAACACTCTAACAGCATATTTTTTCTTGGCTGCCCAAATTGCTCTATCACCAATGATTTCTCTTTTCATTGCAAGAGTATCTTTGAACATATTGAGTTTATCATATATTTCTTTAAGAATTCTATTAATAGTAATATCAACAAATTTTATAGTAAATTTATCAAGAATATTAGCAATTTCTTTAACATCTTGTGTTTTCGATAAAATATTCTTGTTGACATATTTATCTAATGAAATAAAAAGTGAATCGGTATCAATATATACTACATCCAAAAAATCATTAAATTCTTCTTGAATTCTTTTTTCCAAATACCTAATTACAAACTGTCCAGTAGTGGTAATTCCACTAGCCACTCTAACATCAAAATGATGGAAGTGTTCATTACCAAATGCCCCATATCCAGAATTAAGTAGAATTTTTAATGCTTCTTGACGAATATCCAATGATCGTAATTTTGTTATATCACCGCTTTTACGAACTTCTTTCATCTGTTTTTTTGTTTCAACTCGCTGATTATAGAATTTTTCCATCAAATACCCAACCACACCTTGAGTATCCCTTTTCCAGAAATATCCATTTGGAGTCATAATAACATTATGTTTCTTTAACAAATTAAAATCAAATTTCCCATCTAACATACCTACTATAGCTTCTTCAGATGTTTTAAATTTTGAATATTCATTCATTAATTCTGGGTGAGGTGTATTAATAATACTCCCCTTGGATATATTACAACCAATAGCTATATTTGGATATAAAGAATTCAAATCAACAGAAAATACCCACTTCTTCATTCCCGGGATCGGCTCTTTTACATAGGCCCCCGGAAAATCTATTTTAGGTATTTTTTTCTTAGAATCTAATTCTATTCCCCTATGTTTTAATTCATCATATATAATAGATTCCCAAATACGAACTGGATAAAAAATATCACCATAAAATACCTTGGCTTCATATGCCGTAGTTAAAGCCAAATTAATTAAACTCATTTTCTCATCAATTAATGATACTAATTCAACGTCCCATATATTATATTCTATATATGTCTGTGGGTCTTTTTCCCACAATGAATTTAAATCACCATCATATTTCAATTTTCCTTTATTTATCTCCACCATAGATATATTATCTAATGAATACCCTTCTTGAGTGACATACGTAAATTTTTTATATAACTCAATATAATCATACAATGGAACATAAAAATCTCTCCATACAATTGTCCCTTTAGTAAAATGTTCTTCTCTAACTCGTGACCATTTTACCGGAGATAATGTATTCAATGCATCTTCCTCTAATATTTTTGTAATACGATTTGTTAAATATGGTATATCAAACGTCTTTATACCCCAACCAGTAATAACATCACAATCTAGTTTTTTCATAATATAAATGAAAGACTTCAATAAATTTACTTCTGTATCCATTTTTTTAAAATTTATTTTATTCTTATCAATTGGAATGGTAATCTTATCTACATCAAAATCCTTTGTACTCAAAACATAAAACATGCCATTATTACGACATTTTATAGTTAATGCTGTTATTGGCCAATCTGCTCTATTTACATTCGGGAATCCATTATCTGAAGCAACTTCAATATCAATAATAGCAACCTTTACTTTATTTAAATCATAATAAATATTTTTTGTATCAAAATTTTGTTGTATATACTGATAAGACGGAGACATCTCTCCATAAATTTGTAAATTTTCGGGATTTTTATGGATTATTTTTCTCCATTCCATAATAGGAACTCGAAATTCATCTAAATAAATTCCAGATTGACTTTTAAATGATGTTTTTTTAGTAGTTGATAGGTAATAAGCTGGTTTAAAATCGGTTATTTGTTTTTTAATACGATTACCATCATCATCATAACCGACAAACACAAACTCATCGTATCGTTCCAAAACATTTGTATAGAACATATCAACCTCCAATTTAAATTTTATTATAACACAACAATATTATACTTTTAGTGAATTAAATTTGATTTATTAGAAATAAATTTAGACTGTAAAACATCCGATGAATATGATTTATTAGCGTTTTTTGTCATATATCCATTACAGTATCTGTACAATGTTAATGAAATATCATTGCTTTCATCAAAATATCTTTTAAAAATTTTACAACCTATAGAAATGTTATAATCTATATCATAAATTTTGTCAATATTAATTTTTAATTCGTCCTTCCATACATCGTAATTAATTTGCATTAATCCATATGCTACTGGAGATTTGGCACTTGGATTAAATCGACTCTCTACATAAATAATAGATAAAATTAAAAATGGATTTAATCTATTTTTCTTTGCATGTACGAATACTGACTGAACTATTTCTGAAAATACTCGATCATGATATAAAAAAGCCTCAGTTGCAAATTTTAAATATTCATGATCTTTCTCTTGTTCCAACAAATATTCGTTTTTTGTTCTCAAATCCCTAATAACAATAGCTTCGGATTGGATAGTTGATTTCTTGTCCTCTAATCTTCGAGTTAGATAAAAAATGTCAGTAATTAAAAAAACAGTAATAATCGTAAATATTATAATACACCACATTAAAAATTTTTGTAAAACTTTTAATTGGGAGTGTCTTTTTTTTGTAGCCATAATAATCCTCCATTTAATTAACTCTGATAAAACTAATTGGACGAACATCCATCCTAGTTAAATCATTTTCACTTAATAACATATTCAATTCTACTACCATGTTTCCCGTCATTTTATTATATTCAACAACAGTTCCTATATTTTCATTATTATTCATTACATATATGGAAGTTCCAATCATATCATCTTCTATACCCGGTTTTGTTCTAACAATAATAGCAGATATGTTTTTATACTGTGAAATATTCAAAGTGTCTGTCTTTGAGGCATCCTTGTTCGAGTTTTTTTGTGACTGTTTCTCTTTCATAATTATTTAACACCATTCCTTTTTTCGATTTTAATTCCACATAAAGTAGAGTTAAAATCCATATGGCATCTACCATATCGGCTAAGGGGCTAACTCCTTTTTTAAATTTTGTTTCAAATCCCCATTTCTCATTCAACGCATCATGCATCGAATTCTTGTCTCCTTTACCTTTTGGGCAAGCAAAACATTTCACCAATTTTGGGGAATATGTTCTTATCCCTATTATACCATAAAATAATTTATTTTTTAGTATCCCGGCATTTTCTGCCAAAACCGTTATACTTCGACCTTTACTATTAAAACTATAATCTTCCATAGCAGCAAACACACAATCCTCTTTACCGCGATTAAAATTGGCGAGTTTGAGAATTTGTTCAGCGTTATCAGTAAAAATCTGAATATTACTCTCATAATCAGGTCGCCGTATTACATTAAAAATTCCATCAGAACTTCCCTCACCTTTCCGAACAAGGGCGTATGCCTTGATCGAATCAAGAGAAAATTCATCTGTTTCTAAATTGCCCCTCCATACTGCTATCCCGGGGCAATTTTTTGAATTATCAATACCTATCAGTATATCCATACTGGTATGTATAATTAAAGTGTATTTTCAATTATGACCCAATCATATAAAGTTTTTCTACCTAATTTTTGACTACATATATGATTCGCATACGTGGCAGGATGATTTTCCGCTATGTATGCAATTCTTATCCGGTGCTTGTCGTTGGTTTTAATCAGTGCCGAGTAGGCATCTTTCAATACCTTACTGTCAGTAGTATAAATTTGCCCATTCTTATCCTTCTTGGCAAAGGACATGGATTGTTCTTTGGTTTGGCAATCAAACAGACCAAATCTTGTTGCATCTTTAAATATAACAGACTCCTGCTGATATTTTCTACCAATATCAATTATTCCCTCAAATGTGATATAGGGAATAAAAAAACTATATTCTTTATGTGTTTCTCCGCTATCATCATAAGTATATTCTGCAAATTGTTCAAAAAAACCCAATCTCAAAAATTTCAATTTGCGTCTCAATTCTTCGTGTCTCTCTAAATTTTCTTCTAATGTTTTGTTTTTATGGTCAAACGCACTCACAACACCGAATGTACCATCTGGTGTTGAAACATGCTTCCAAATTCGACTCAAACTGGCTTCTAACAGAGGATATTGAATCCTTTTCTCATTTTCATCTATTGCCCAATATACTCTATCTTCTAAATATTTTTTATATTTCATGTTTTCCCTCTCTATAATATATATACCACAGGATATGTTTTTTTTTAGTAAAAATATAAATAATTTATTTTTTTTCCAATATTGAGAAATTCCCCGGTTGCGATACATTGTATATACACCCGAAGGCATCCAAATTCTTATTCTCTTCTCGATGACTAATGACATACACAGTAAATCCATTCTTCAGGAACATTTTCAAAACTTCAGTAAGAGCAATCATACCGCTATTATCGAGACTGGAATCCAAAATCTCATCCATAAATAACAGATTAGTGTTGGTGGTGGCCTTCATTTTAATAAAACTCTGGAAGGTTAGCATGATAGCCAGATCAATGCGAAGTTTTTCCCCACCAGAAAAATTATCATAATCAATTTCTTCATTCATTCTTAATGTTATTTTGCTATCAAATTCTTCATTAAAATTAATTTGATATTCAGCCCCGAGCAAAGCCAGAAATTCATTCAACTTCTTATTAATGATAGTCAAATATCTTTTAATTACCAATGTCCTAACACCATTATCAGCTAAAACAAAATCTAATTCCCTCAAATAATCCATAACAATACTCATTTTAGATACTTCTTTCATTTTTTCATTATAATCTTTGTCACTATTTTGTATTTTGTTGGTTAAACTATCCAAATCAATCAAAGAAATCATTTCATTCATTTTTTCCAAATTATATCTTGATGTTTTTATCTTATTTTCGGCCACTAAAATTTTACTATTTATCTCTCTCATATTATCCATCATTTTTTCTTTTATTTCTTTTAAATC